CTTTTCTTTTAGGTTCTCCTGTTTCCGAATCAATAACAACTCTCTTACCGTCTATAACTCGCGTATCAATTGTTTCCTTACCGGTAAAAATTGTTCCTCTTTGGCCCTCAACGAGTGTTTCCCGTCCCCTTCTTTTTCTTCGTTGGGTATAACTTTCTTCATCCTTTTGAGCACCGCTAACTTCTGGCCTACCAAATCCTACGGGTGCTTCGATTTCCGTAGTTAGTTCTACAGGAACAGTCATTTGTCTTACATTTTTATCCTTTCTAACTACGCGCACTAACCAATATGATAAAGGCTTACCGCGAAACTGCTTGCTTAAAAATTCATCAATGGCGGCAGTAAGTTCTGGGTCTAACTGTTTTATAACGTTGGGGTTAAAAATATTGGTAAGAATATCGAGATAATCCTTTGGAATCTTACCGCTCTCTTCCTGTCTAATTAAAATATTTCTAATAAACTCGATAGTTTCATTTAGAGACAAATCTTCTCCACCCTCAGGAATCGCTCTATTTAACACGCCGCTAATATCAACGTTGATAAAGGCGTAGATTCTATCCTTTAGAATCCCAACGTTAAACGAAGGACCCTTATTTGCTATCTTAACCAAAGTTGCAGCAAGAAGGTGAACACCTTGAATACCTAATGGTAACTCATCAGATGAGATGGTTTCTAAATTATTAGTCTTCAAGAATTTATTTATAATTTTTAGAGCCTTTTGTAACTCATCCTTAGGAGGTATTTCATTTAAATCCCAAACTAGTTTACCAATCTTCATGGCAGTTACGTTGCTCTTAGCCGTCTTTGGATAAAAACCTAAGTCTACCTTATCTGAAATAAAAGCGCCAAGTTTACCACCCTTAGAGGGTCTAGATGCATACATTAAAAATTTCCTAGTAAATGGTCTTACAGAAGCACCGGGACTAGCCTCGTCTACTCTCTTTTCCCACTCTGTTCTCGAAAAGCCCTTGTCCTTATATTTACCAATAAGTTCTAGGTAGTTTTCTCTCTTGCCCCCAAGATAGTCTAAATAGGCATCCTGTAGTCTATAAATTTCATTAAATGATAGACCTAATCTATACAAATATGTAACGTGGGCTTTCATAATATCACCTCAGACTTGCTTCCACTTCTTTTTCATCTTAGGACCGGGTTCTGTTAGATAGGGAACGCGGTCATCACGCGGTTTAATATCAGTAGGTTCAGGAATAGGTGGAACCTTACTTTGTGTTTTTCTAATCACCGGCTCGGGCTTATTAGCCATAGCCTCTAATCTACTAATTTCCTGCTTTGCTTGGTCTAGTTTTCTTCTAATAATATCGCTCATAATTCTTCCTCCTCTCTCTTTCTTCGTCTTCTTTCATCTCGTTGAAGTAATCTTCTTTCCATATCAAGTTCTTCCACATCTTCGGGCGGCATTACGTATTCTTCCTCGTCTATTTCTGTGGGGTTTTCCATAGTTTCGTCATACTCTTCACCCGCACGATAAAATGTAATATTGTTATATGCATCTTCAACTAGTTTATCGTAGAACTTTTTAGCCTTTTCGTTTTCTTGTCTAATATTCACACTACGAATTTCATTGGGGGTAAATGTAACACTACCGGGTTTTTTATAATCATCCATAGTTAACCCCTTAGATATAAGCAAAAGAGCCAATAGATTTTTAAATTGCATTTTAGTTAGTCCTAGGTTTTTGATAAGTTGAAGGGCGTTTTCTGAATGTTTATAACTACCCAATTGAAACTGATTAATTGATGCACCTCTACTTCTAAATGCGAGTAAATTTTTGACATAATCTACGGCGGAAAGGGCTTCATCTCCGGCCCAAGGGTGGCTATTTTTACCGTGAACACATGTTGGACTACCAGTATTCCATGATACGTATAATTTTTGTTCATTATCCGACTTTTGGTCTGCAATTAAAAATGATAATGCTTGATTACAAATATTTCGTTTAGCAGTTCCACCGTATAACGTGACGGCTAATGAATCCATTGAAATAATATTACCACCCTGATTAGCATCTTCCATATTTAATAAAACAACGCCGCCCTTACTCGTACCTAATACCGGGTTGTTTCTAATTGGTTCGTAATAGATAATTTCACCCCCTAAATCTTTCTTAGCTAAAGTTCTTCTTCCTAATAAGTCGGAGGCTCTTAACTGCGGTCTTCTTACGTCCCCCGAAGTAAAAAGAGGCAATTGTGGACCAGTATCAACATCTCTACCAAATAATTCGCTCATAACTCGCATGATTTCAGTCATTGGTCTAAACGGGTCTATTTCTATTCTTATTGCACTTCTTGGATAAATTGATGCATCAGACATGGAAGGATTAATTCTCATCAATTCTGTTTGTAAATTTATAGTTATAGACCCGTCATCTGTTTTCTGCCCGCCACCCGAATAATTCTGATATTTAAAAAAGATATCAATTTGTACTTGTGGCTGCCCGCTCACCCGTAAACTTACCTCTGTTAATGCAAGTGGGGACCTTTCATCCTGAGGCCTTTTAAAAGATTTATAAATATAATCACCAAATTTCGTTGAAAATCTTCCCAAATTTACTGATTCCGTTATTTTATCTTTTCCCGCCTTGTAGTTATTTCCAATAATTTCAAAAAAGTCATCTAGTTCAGTAAATTCTGTAGAACCCTCGCCCGTAAACCCTTCCCAATCTTTTTCTATATTAGGGTCTTCAAAAAGGTCCATTAAATTACGGCCGCTAAACAAAGCTCCTCTCACTTTACCGGCCTTATCGTCATAGTAAGAACCTAATTCAGCAATATTACTTTGAATAAAGTCGTCAATCATACTATTAATAACAGTTCTTTGACTACGGGTTAAGTCTTCATATTCAATATTCGCATAAGGAATTTCAGCCATATTTTCAACTAGGTCATCATAAACTAATTTAGTTAACTCAGCTATTCCAGCACCACCTTGTAACTTTCTTTGCGTCGTTTTACCCATAACTCCATCAATTCTATATGAAATTTCATAATTAAGCTGATAGGTTGACCTATTAAATATTCTGTTGATTTTTTTAGAAACGAGTTCTTCTACAAGTTCTCGCGTACCAAATCGGTCTATTAAAACAATAGGAACCTGTATTTTATCAGGACTTTGGGATAATATAGATTCTATCTTAGGTTTTTTATAAATTGTATAATAAGTATAATGCGTATAACTAGTTCGTACCTTTTCTATTTCAGCCGATAAGTCTTCGGCTGTAAATATATTAGGCTCGTCATAAAAAACTACAACATTATTGTCAGATAAAGAGGCAAACATTTCTGAAGCTTTCGTAATATCTTCTAATAGATTATTACCTTGAGAGTTTTCTATAGTTATATTAACACTCATTATGCCTTTCTGGTCGCCAACTGTTACATAATTGGTGTCACCTAGAAGAATTTTTATAAATTTTAAACCATTAAAATTAAAGTTACCATCTACAAAATAAGCCTCTTTGGTAAAATAATTGTATCCTATTTTAAGAAAACTCTCCTCAGGAATAATAGCATCATAATATTTTTCTAAAAATTCTAATCTTTTAAGAAACATTGGTAACCTTTCATCATCAGAAAAATCGTAATCCATAATATCAAAAGCGGGGCCTCCAATATCCTGACCTTGTGAAATAGGTAAAACGGTATCTCCCGGTCCTGTTTTTCTTCTTTCAAGGGTTTCCTCTAATGACCCACCTGCATACATACCCGACGCAGCCGTTGGCGCATCACCCATATCTTTTCTCCCCAACTGTTCTTTCCAGTTTCTTTTTTCATCAAATCTAGTGCTTTCTTGTGCTCGAAAATTAAGCACGCCTCTTTTATTTAGTCTTGCAAGTAATCTAACATATTTTGATGGTAATAATGCCTTCTTCATCTGTTCACTCTCCGTTCACTTCTTCTATCTACGTTATTATTTCCTGCTTCTTCAGGTAATCCACTAAATCTTTTGGGAGGCCCCACGCTCATGCGGGGCTTGTTTCTTTTCCCGGCATCTCCCCCGCAACCTGAGCCTTTGTTTGGCCCGTCATTAGAGCCTGTTCTTGTAATTGTCCTAACTGCGAAGCGTCAATATTCGTACCGGCATAGGGGTCAGTTTCCAACTTACCACCCTTATCTTCAATATCAACATCAATCAATTCCTTTGATGGGAATTTTTTAAACACGAAGTCGCCTTCCTCGTTCATATCAACTTCAAAGCCTAAGTTCTTCATCTGAACCGCTAGGTTAATTTCAATTTCACGTCGTCGTAGGTGAGCAGTTTGGTCCTCTTCCTCCGAGCGGAGTAACATAACTTTCCAATCTGTGATACCAAATTGCTTCATTAGGTATGGGAAAAGGTATTTGTTATACACCGCTTGGGCCATTTCAACGGCACGGTTGGTAACAAGAATTTGCATACCCTCGTTATTCATACCACCCGAGGTTGTCGTATCTCCCTGAAACACGTCACTTACTCCATAGAAACCACCAATGCGCTTTCTTAGGTCATCCTTAACGGCAATATAGTCCATCTCCTTCAAGGTGTTCATAAAGGGAACCCATTGAACGTTTCCACCAGAACCGCCTTCTGACTCAATACCCATGATTGGAATGTAGTGGGGGTCACGTTCTAACTTCTCCTTTACACCCTTCCAATACTTAACCAACGATTCCATATTGTTAGTCTGAACGGCAAGAATACCACGGGGGGTTCTAGCCTTCGTATATGATGTGCTAATGTATTGCTCCATAGCAGAAAGTGTGAAAATGTGATTAAATAACGTTAGAACCGGTGGGTGTCCATATAATCTAGATGGTGAATATTTGCTAATGTGTATGACCTCACCCTCGATAAAATACTGTTCTTCGCCCTGCATTGTTTTGTTTACAAACTCTACAGGGTGAAGGCAGGAACCACACATACCGCACTTATCGTATCTATCTTCTGAAATGAAGTCTCTGTGCGTAGCGCAAACGTAGCGGCTATGCCCTCGGTCGCCGTCCTCATCCGTTTCAATATACATTGTAGTAGGGTCAGCACGGTAAATTTCATTTACCTTAGATAGAACGATGTTGCCCGACTTGTCTAGATAATAGTCCTTAACCAAGACTAAGAAAGCGTCATCAATAACGTTTAAGTCTGTTTCCATCTCACGTAGCACGTCAATGAATAACTGATGTGCGCTGTTTACATAGCCGGAGAAAAACTCTTCGGCGTATAACTTTTGATTATAGTCGGGCCTACGCAAATCTCTAGAACCGCAGGAGTAACATTGTTCAACCTCACGCTGATGTTCATAACCACAATTATTACACTTTAATTCAAAGGCTCGCTTCCATTCGTAGCCACGACGGAAAACTTCAATCTTAAGTTGAACGAGACAAGTTCTAACAATGGTTGAGTTACGGGCAGTTTCGTAAAGATACTTGCCTGCATAGTGATGGGGCAGTTTCTTCTCCTGAATACCCATGTTATAAATTTCCGGCTCCTTAGGAGTTGGCGTTCTTCTTCTAATCAAAGACCTAATGTTATCTCGTAGCCCCATATTCAATCCTCCTTAACAATGCTGTCTAACTCATCCATGAGGTCCCACTTAGACTCCTGCTTGTATTTGGTTATATCTTCCTCATTGATATTATACTTTTCGAATTCTTTAGTGCGCTGACTTCGTGCATCTTTCCAATTTTCCCACTTGACTAGTTTAAAAATTTGCTCGATGCGCTCTTTTGCCCACGGTTCTTTGCGATAATGTTTCTTAATACGAATTGCTTCCTGAAGAAGTTTTCCCTGTGTCTTCTTCATTCGTAGATGAGGGAGACACTTATCGAGCAACTTAACAATATCGTCTTGAGAATAGAAATTCAATCTGTGCTGACTTCTAGAATTTTCACCCACCTTTTGGTCTAGATGAAGACGCCCAATTTGCATTTCTTTCTCCAATTCCATGAAGAATGCACGGCCACGATTGCCGGTAGCAATCATGCCGATACGGGGAGAGAAAGACGAGTCCATAGTAATGTAGCCATCAGAGTCAATAAAACCAGCAACGTATGAGTATAGATTTTTTCTAATCTCATTACTTAGTAAATAATATTCTCCGTCAACATTAGTTACCTGTAGCTTTGGGGTGATGTAGATTTTTTATACGAGTTGGGCAGAACGGCGTGAATGTGATTGCTGGTAATGCCCGGATTCTTACATACAGATTTGATAAGCAACTCGTCTAATTTATTTTGTCTACTCGGGCGAATAGATTGGTGTTGAATATCTTTTAGGATAGCCGTAATAGCACTTTTAGATTGTTTGTAGGATTTTGTTAGGTCGGAATATTCTCTACCGTAATCCATACCGCGCTTTTCAATATCGCATTCCCACATTGTAGTTAAATGCTTGATAATCTCCTGTCGAGTTTTACCGTCCTTAATGTGTTGCATTTTCTTTAACTTGTCCAGACTTGGTGTTAATAGTTTTACAGCGGGCTTGTATGGAGATAGCCAATAGATGTTATCAATACAATTATCCAAATGGCCGCTGTATGCTTTGATAAGATGGTCAATAGTATTGTTCATCTTTACTCTAGACTGACCCTTTAGTTCTCTTCGGAGATTACGTAGTTCTTTCACAATGATAGGAATAGACTTGCCTTCAATAAGAGGCTCATCGGGCATTTTAGAAATGTGTTCGTATGCTTGAGATAAATTGATTGAAAAAACCTTTGAAATTTCTTTCACCACGTCATCCTCATCGAACGGACGATAGTTAATCCAAGATTTGTTAGTAGCCCCTACTGCTTCACGAATTTTTTCCTTTGTAGCCTCGGCTACTGCTTCGGCATCATCAGCGGCATTCTCTTCCATTTCATGTTGCGCTAGCAGACTTCTAATATTATCTGCGTCAATCTCTTCATTCTTATAGATTAATTCCATAGATTCCACCTCCGAAGTTACTTTGATTTAATATAAACTGTTGGGGACTTACAGAGTCCCCGAAAATACCTTCACTACCAATATCAACGAAGGCATCGTTAAAAGACTTTGTGGCGTGATTTGCTAAAGCTAGTGCGATAACGGCATCATCATGTGCGCCTAATCCTTCAATTTTACCGGTTGATGAGATACCGAAGGCTTCTAATTCTTGAATGATAGCATTACTCATAGTGCGTGAATTATCATCTGCATAGGGAAAATGAATCTTATGGTTTTCTAAATTCATCTGTAGGTTGAGAATAATCTCCTCTTTTTTACGACGGGACATGGTAAACTCGCGGATGGGGAAGTCGGAAATGTCGCGCAGTTCCATAGCAAAGGACTTGGCGAATGTGTTGGTTTCAATCATAACTGCTTCGGGTTTAAACCGGTGACATAAATCTGTAATGCGTGTAATGTGTCCACGGAAGTCTAGGTTCTTTTCACGAACCATAGACACGACCGTTTTATTCATATCCTCATCCACCTCAAGAACAGTCATAACGGTGTAGTCACCATCTTGACTTAATGATGGGTCATAGCCAATATAGTATTTATATGCTTCGTTATTACCTGTATATTTACCCGTTATCGTTCTATCCTTAGCCTTTTCAATAAACTCCTTTTGGAACAACATGGTGTTGGATGAGATGGGAATGCAAAGATATTCGCGTGTAAATTTAGATGAGCCGATTTCACGCTTCCGGCGTTCTAGTGAATCAATGTCCCAACGTGAGGGCCACAGGGCTTGTCCCGCTTGATTGATAGCAGGGTAGCGTTTTACATCGTATTCTGTATTCTCCTCAAGTTCGGCAAAAATGTCCGTGTATGTAAAAGGTGTACCAATCATGCGAAGTGATGATGTGTGGTGAAGTGTGGGAACCATGTCGCCCCAAAACCAATCTGATACACGTTGAATGGCGGCAACTGAGAATTCCTTCATAGGGTCGTCCACAATAATTTCATCGGGGTGAAGACCGCGAATCTGTGAACCTACCGAGCGTTCAATGATTGTGTTTCCATTTGTTAGAGTCATGTAACCCA